TGTATCTCCTGTTGTTTCAAAGAACTCAGGAATGTTTGTTCCATTTGCAATTAAATAATCTTGCATTCTTGTTGCATAATACTCAGCATTATCTTGTGCTTTATTAGCAAGATAATCAATCTCAATCTTTGGAACAGGGTCACTTTGTTCTGATTTATGTTTTACTGCTCCTTCTGATTTAAATGACGTACCGCTAAAAGGTATATACTCAACGCATGAGTACCATATAAGAGTTGGTTTGATATAATCCTCCACTAAGGTAAGATAATAGCCTGTAAACGCAGTTTGAGATTCTACTTCACCTTGTAGTTTATTGTATAAAACAGTACCTACTAAGTTTAGTATATATTTTTCTTGAGCAGTTCTTACAAAAGGAAGAAGAGCATCAGCATCAATTGCACCTTGTAGTGGTGTATTCTTGATAATATCGTTTCGTGTTATAAAAAGTCCAAATGCCATAATTATATAATTTTATCGTTAGTAGTTTCGTTTATTTCTCCAACCTCTACTTCTCTATCTTCCATTTCATTTGGATTCTCCATTTGTTTGTTTACCTCTTCTTCAGCTTCTTCAATTGTAGTATCAGTATCTTCTGCAGTTTGTGATAGAATTGCAATAGGTGTTAATTGTTCAAAATATAACTCCATATCTTCAAATCCACCAACCTTCAATGCTTCAGATAAGTTATCAATGATTAATTGTTGAAATGGTTGTATTGTCATTGTTTGCATGATAGAAAATGCAGTCATCATTTCCTCGCTCTGAGAGGAGAAACCATTATTAGTTGTACGAATACCAAAGAGTAATGGAGAAGTAATCCTATGTGCGACTAAAATCCTATCCTGCGAGTAGTCTGCAACGTACTGATACTTCTCATGTAAGTTTTCAGTAGTAATTGTATCTACGGTTGGTTGATTTACAGGGTCATCGTTAAATGATACCATAAATCTACCAGCATTACGAGTACCTGTAAATTTACTTTGAATCATTGCTTCAATTGTATCTCTTTCTTCAGGTGCAGGTACGCCATTGTTCATATTAACCATTACTAATGGCAAAAAGCCATTTTCAACATTGTTAAGATGCAAGTTAGATAACTCAGCTTCTGTAAATGAGAATTGTAAAGCAGATACCCAATCAGGTAATCCATAATAGAATCTCGAAGGTGAGTAATCTTTTATATAAAGAATTTCCATTGGTTCTTGTGAAGTACCATATGCAGGAATTACTTTTTTATTTCTTTGAGCTTTCATATCACTCCAATCAGTACAATAGTAATAATTCTTAATATGAATGTCATCATATATCTTTTCAGCTCTTAGATTTTGAACTGGTACATGATACATTTTTTTAATTTGTGTGTGGTCACGATTCCAAACTACTTGAAATGCAGCATTACCATATAATTTTAAATCAAAGGTAAATTTACTTAAATCATTTGAAGGTAATAAATTTTGTAATTCATCGTTCTTAGCGTCATCTTTACAATAAAGACCTTTACCATAGATTAAATCTGCTATCCCCTCAACACACGCTGCATTAGTTGTAGATGTATTGTATGAGTCTGTTATAATGTTAAAGTAGTCATCTTGACCTAGAATTCCTAATGGAATCCAATTATACCTTGTTTTAGTATCCTCTATTATATCAGGTATATCTTGTCTTGTCAAAGACATAAGGCTTAAGTTATTTAATTTTTCCATATTAAGTTAAAATAATATATTCGTTATTACTGTTGTTTGAGATATATGAACCAGATGTATTTTGATTCTTGTATTCTGCTTTATTAATAGATTGAGAAGCATAACACTGAATAGTGCCATTCCATACATCTCCAATACCATCACCGATAGATGCTCTAAATTCATCACCTGTTTCTGCAGTTAATGATGCTGTAAATTGTAGTAGTCCTTGTGTTGCATTAAATGTATAGCTTGAGATAGAAACTGATGAAGTTACTAAGGTATACATATTCTCCAAATTAAGTGTTAAGTCACTAGAGCCAGTTGGCTTTGTTCTAAAGGTAAACACATTTGAACCTGAGATGTAGTATGATTGCATATATCTTGTAATTAGGTTGTTATTATATATTTAACAACTATACTTTAATAAGTATTAGATAAGCTAATTACAAAAAAAAAGGCTCTCACGAAGAGAACCTTTTAATATTTCCGAATTTTTAATATAGAATCTTAATTTCCTGAACCGACAACAACAACAGGTATACCATCTCCAGTAAAAGCCTGGAAAGGATTAGCCTCAGTTGAGCCAGAAAGGAATGCAGCAGGCAATTTTTCTTCGCCTGTTAACGTTACAGAGTAACCGAACAAGTCTCCAAGTCCAGCACCAGTTTGTATAGTTCCTGCAGTCACATCACAACCGTTAATTTCTCCAGCTAAAAGAGACTCACCATTTTTAGTGTGAACTACGATTTGAGGTCTTCCATAAGCCATAAGCTTAAGTTGAGTCGTCATTTCGTTAGTTAGTCTTTTTAGATTAAGAACAGTTTCTTGCGAAAAGAAAGTTGTTCCATTTTCTCTAGATGAATTTACAGTTTCTGTATAAGCAGATGTGCCTTTTAAGTCATATTTATATACGGTTGAGCCTGAAGGAAAACCAGTTACCTCAAGGTCTGCGTCTTTATCGAAAGATGCAGAAGTAAAGTTTAGAAAGTATACGGCTTGTAAGCCTCCAATACTATCTTTACATACTTCATTTCTTCCAGCAGATAAATTACAAGTAGCCATAGTGTTATATTTTTATTAATTAATTATTAAACTTAAATTTTGATTAGTAGGGGAGAAGTTAATCTCCCCCATAATCTCTTATAGTGTCACAATCTCCTTATGAAGGGATGTGGATTGCTATATCTTGTCCGATACCGAATTGCGTATCAGCAGTATATCTCATGATGATTCTATAATTTTGCGAACCATCTAAATCAGCCATGTCAAGCACTCTTACTTCATTGTAGTCAGACATTAAACCTGTGCCGAAGAACAAGTTAGATTTCTGAGCTGCAACCATGTAAGATGATGTCATACCAGGACAGTGAACTAAAGGAATACCATTAAAGTCTAATGGTTTCTGTCCAACTGTTACTTGATTGTTCCAACCATTTGCATAGTTTTGTCCGATTGCTCTAGAGTAAGCTTTTACAACGTTAGTTGGTACGTAGATTACTGTATCTTCTTTTCCGTAAACTGAATTAGGAATAGCATCTTCGATACCATCTAATTTAGCTATTACGTTTGCAGTAGTTATTGAACCACTTGCAGCAGATTGGATAGCATCAGTTGCACCAGCAGTAGCTGCAGAAGCAGATAAAGCAGGTAAGAATCCTTTGAATTCTCCGTTAGATGCAGCAAGTCCTTGCCATATATCGATTTCAGTTTTCTCAGCAACCTTTCCACCAACGTAACTTACTAAGAAGTCGTTGAATGAAGAAGGAATTTCATCAAAAGCAGAATATCCTAACTGAAGCGCTTCCCAAGAATCTAAAAATTCTTGCTTACACAATTCCAAGTTAACTTGTAATTCTTTAGGCTCTAATAGTCTTTCTGTTAGAGCAACTGAACCTGAAGTAGTGAAGTCACAACTAGCATCATGTATAATTCCAGATACATCCAATTTTTGGATAGCTGATTTATACTTTACGTTAGGCATGATAGATACTGCTTCTTGGTCCAAAGTTTTTGCGCTCAATAGAGCAGCAGCGATATACTTTCCTGCATTTTCACCAGCATACGTCTGAGTAACTGAAGGAAGTAAAAAGTTTTGTCTTTGTCTCATTTTAATTTTAATTTTATTTTAGTTATAAAGTTTTTTTAAGAAGGATGCCTGCGGTGAAGCGTTTCTTCTGGAATTAACCATAGGTTTAAAGTTGTTAGTTGGTGCTCCGTTTAAAGGTGTTATAGCTTCCATCTCTACTTCTTCTTTCACAGATACTTCATCTACGATTTCAGATTTGATTTCTTCTTTAACTTCCTCTTTAACTTCTTCCATCTCAGTGATTTTCTTTTCTAATTCATCAATTCTGTAGCTCATTTCTTCTACTATCTTTGACACATCTTCTAAGCTAACCACCTCAACCTTTACCTCATCTTTGATATCCGCTTCATCAGAAAGTTCTGTTTCAGGAAGTTTTTCAACTTCTTCAGTTTCTTCTTCTAACTCTACGTTTTCTCTTTCTTTTATCACCCCATCTTCAACAATGATTTTGAAACGTTCTTTGTTTCCTTCCTCATCCTCTAATCTAAGTTCATGCTCTCCGTTTGGTGCTGGTGACTTTGTTCCATCCTCAGCAACAACTTCAACCTTTTCCCCTACATCAAATGTTGGTGACTCAAGAACAGTGCCGTCAGCTAATCTAGCTTCCGAAAGTGCAACTTCTTTCTCTTTAGAAAGTAAAGCTACGATTCTGTTTAATACTGATTTTGAGTTCATAGT